CAGTTTTTAATTACAGTTTTAATTGCAGTGGTAATCTGTTTAGTATCTTCAGATTCTAATGCAATCACTAAAAGTTTTTCTTCTTTAACTAGAAAGGGTCTATACTTTATAGTTTGTCCGGTTGATGGTAACTTCAACTCATATGTTGGAGTTGCAATTTTTGGTAAAGGCATAATCTCCTAAAACAATTCAGGTATTTTATTTAGTTGGAAAATGGAACGTTTAAAATAGATGGATCAACATTTGGATTAGTTAAGGACCCTGCTGAAAAATTACCCAAGTTTAAATTTTGAGAGTATGCGGCATTCGCAGCTGCTTGGAATTCTGGAGTAAGATTATATGGATTAGGAACTCCAGCAGCAGTTGCTGGTGCTGGAGGTTCTACGGACACTCCTGCAACTGATTTCTCATAACTACAAAGGTAACGGTCGTAAGTAAAGGAAACTGTACATTTTAAAAGAGAAGAAGAATCATAAGAAATCGGCATTGATCCTATAGAAATTGGAAAGGCATTGTAGAAACTATAATATAATTTTTGACTTGAATATGAAGAACCGTTAGTTTCATTTTGTTTTCCTTTTCCAGTTTTTGCTTTTGCAGTTCTTTCAAATTTTGTAAGGTAAATATCTGCTTTATATTTTTGAGGATATTTTACTCTATAAAAATTATTAAGCATTGCAGATCCAGTCTTTTGTTCACCAGATATGTATTGGATCCATCTCTCAAAAATAAGTATTTGTGAATATGAGTTGTTTACATAAAAAGTAAAATCTGCTCTATCATCATACAATCTTCTATATGCGTGTCTTTGAGTTACTCCCGTAAAGTCATTATTCAGTTCGTGAGTTGCAAGATTAGAACCAGGTAGAGATGCCTCACTACAAGATAGTATTAATAATTCTTCTTTGCTTGCTTCTTTAACCCCACCCTGATTTATAAATGTGTTTACTAACCCAGGAATAACAAAAAAGCACTCATAGTGAGAGGTAAGTGCTGGTTGTAATAAAGAACTTTTAATTTTAGAAACTGTTCTTATTTCTGGGGCAGATGCAGCCATCTATAAATACTTTTACTGATATATTATGTATGCTGGAAAATGGCGGAAAGTATTAAGAGTATCTACAAACCATCCTATCCAGAAAAATATCAAGGTGATGCTTCAAACATCATTTGTAGAAGCAGTTGGGAGAGACGCTTTTGTTATTATTGTGATCATAATCCCAGTATAATTTCTTGGGCATCAGAGGAATTTTGTATTTCATATGTGTCTCCAATTGATAACCGAATTCATAGATACTTTCCAGATTATCTTATTAAAGTAAAAGAAGAATCTGGAAAGATTAAGACTTATGTAATTGAAGTAAAACCCAAGAAACAAACACTTCCGCCAAAGCAAAGATCAAGAGTGACTAAATCATATCTTCATGAATGTAGAACTTATGCAGTCAATCAAGCAAAGTGGAAAGCAGCAGAAGAATGGTGTGCGGATAGAATGCTTGAGTTTAAAGTTATAACTGAAGATAATCTTTTTTAATTATAAATAACATCAGAGACGCAAAATATAAATGAGTTCTTATTATACATACGCCTATCTAAAAGAAGACGGCAGGCCTTATTATATTGGTAAGGGAAAAGGAAAGAGACTGTTTTATAAGTATGGGAAAAATTGTAAACCACCAAAAGATAGAAGTAGAATAATAAAGTTAAAACAAAATCTTACTGAAGAAGAAGCATTTAAGCACGAAATTTATATGATTGATATTTTTGGTAAAAAGTGTGATGGAACTGGTATATTGATGAATATTGCAGATGGTGGTAATGCTCCACCTAAAATGTATGGTGCTGATAGTCCAACAAAAAGACCGGAAGTTAGAGCAAAAATAGGTGCTGCAAATAAAAAAAGTTTAAAAGGAAAAACAATTCCAGAAAATGTAAGACAAAAACTATCAAATACTTGGAAAGAAAAATTAAAAAATAATCCAAGACCAATATCTTACTATGCAGAAAATTTAAAAAAAATGGCAGAAAGAAATAGGACAGATAAAGAAAAGCATAAGAGGCATAGTGAAATGATGAAAGGTAGACCAAGCCCGAATCAAAAACCAGTTATCTATAATGGAGAGATATATGCATCTATGACCGAAGCAATAAAAAAAACAGGAATTTCCAGATACTATATTCTCAAGCAAGGTGGAAAATTCGTTAGTAGTATCAAATAATGGCGGAAGGTTTTGGGCAATACGCAGAAAAAGCATCAACAACTGTAAGAGTCAGAGAACTCAAAAGAAAAATTGCTCAAAGTGGAACCAGCGATCCAGAAGATTTAATGTTGCTGATACTGGAAGCACTAAAGGAAGAAGTATTATATCCAGAACCAGGCAAGTTTTATACCTTTATTTACAATCCAAAGACACCAGAAATTGAATACGATCAACATCCTTTGATTGCTTGCACTGAACTTCAGAAGTGGGGGTTCAAAGCAATCAATTTTCACTGGAGACAATCAAGACAATATACCTGGGAAGAAGTTGCAGGAAAACTTCATGTTGTTAAGTATAATGAGTTGGATGAGTTACTCTCTATACCTTATGCAAAATTCCGTCTAAATAAATAAAAACTCCATTGTATTGATGGCATCAACAACCAGCACACCTGCAGCGGTTACAACTGGAACAAGCGTGCGTAATAAGACTACTAATTACTATAACACTAAAGTGATTACACTTGCAAATGGATCTTTGCAGAGAGAAACTTATAGAACAGATGTTGGTGGAAATAATGGGGTTCTAATTCAAAAACTATCAGTTGATAACACTGGAAAAATCATATCAAAAGAAACTACATCTAATACAACATCGTTAGAAAAAGCTGCTTTAGAAAATCCAAATTCTCAACTGAGACAATCAATAAAATCTCAGGTTAATGATGCAAAGAAAAAATTAGGTTCTGATGCAAACTCCGATGGAGCTACTAACAAAAGTTTTGATGTGGCATCTGGTGGTTCAGGAAATAGTGCAACAGGAACAGAAACGGGGGATCCACAAGCCCCCAAAACACCAGTTGAAGAATTAACGTCTGGAATAAAAGACAATGCAGAAAAAATAAGGCAACAATATGGAAATTGGAGATATCCCATAGACATGAATTCTACTCAAGATAGAATTAAATTTGCAATGTATAGATACGCAAAGAAACCTTTTCAAGCGTCAGGTGTTCTAACAGGAGAAGCATTTGGACAAAGAACACTTGGAGCATCGATGGGTTCAGTAGTTCTTCCCATTCAACCAACAATTTCCGACTCAAACAGAGTTCAATGGGGAGAAACTACAATGGATGCTGGACAACAAGCTGCTGCTGGTGCAAGTATTGCTGGGATTGCTGAAGGTGTAGGGGGGATACAAAAAGCTGCAGAGGGAGTAAATGCAGACACTGCAGGGGCAATGAAATCTGTAGTAACAACAACGTTAGCTGAAAAAGCTGGAGGTGTGACTGGTGGAGGACTTCTAACTAGATTAACTGGTGGTGTCTTAAATAGTAATTTGGAACTTCTCTTCCAAGGACCATCATTAAGAACATTTTCTTTTACTTTTTCAATGTCTGCTCGTAATGAAAAAGAAGCAAAAACAGTTCGTAATATTATTCGGTTTTTTAAGCAAGGAATGTCAGTAAAAAGATCTACTTCCAATCTTTTTATAATGTCTCCAAATATTTTTACAGTTAAATATTATTATGGAGGGCAAAGCACAGAACATCCTTGGATTAATAAAATCAAAGAATGTGCTCTCACCGATTGTTCCGTAAATTATACTCCAGCAGGAAACTATGCGACTTATGAAGATGGTGCAATGACTCAATATGATGTTACACTAAACTTTAGCGAACTTGACTTCATCTATGATGATATGTACGGTAATGGTAATGGTACATTAGATGAAACAGAAATAGGTTACTAAAATGGCATCATACTTCAGACAGGTTCCAAACTTTGCATATGTCTCTAGAGAACGAGATAAACAAAGTATCTCAAATTATTCCGTCGTTAAAAATCTTTTTAAACGTGGAAAATTAAGAGATGATATTTTTGGAAACTTAGCATTTTTTGAAAAGTATTCAGTTATTGGTGATGAAAGACCTGATAATGTTGCATATAAATTTTATAATGATGAAACTTTAGATTGGATAGTTCTTCTTTCAAATAACATTCTAAATATCCAATCAGAATGGCCACTTCCACAAACATCACTTGATCAGATTCTTTTAGAAAAATATGGATCTTATGATGAACTTTATAATGGAATTCATCATTATGAAACAAGAGAAGTAAAAAATTCATCAGGTATTACGATTATTCCAGAAGGATTAGAAATTCCTGAAGAAATTACGGACGAAAGAGAATATTTAAATGAAGGTACTGAAAATCCAACATACCAAGTAAAAGTTCCTTACTTTGTGGAATTTTATGATGATGGAATTGGTTCTATGACTTATGAAACAAATATTGCAATTCCAGTAACTAATTATGAGTATGAAGTAAAAATTGAAAATGATAAAAGGAATATTTTTCTCCTAAAACCAAGATACTTAAATGTAGTATTTGATGATATGAATAATATTATGCAATACAAAAGAGGTACTACTCAATATTTGAGTAGTACCTTAAAGAGAGCAGATAATATTAGACTCTACGAATAATCACTCCTCAGCCAATTTTTGGAAGTATGAAAGTGCATCATCTTCGTCTTCATCATCTGAAGTGATTTTAGGAAGTGAAGGAGACTTGGAACGGTTATAAGAATCTTCAAGTTCTTCCATTACCTTATCTTCACGACTTACAGGTTTGCTGTAAGATTCATATTCATCTTCCTGCTCTACCACAGCACGAGACTGTGTAGGAGTTGTAGTACCACCCAGACCAAGAACCATATTCATCCGACGTTCAAGATCTTCATAAGACTTGAATTGGTCGGGTGCAGTAATTGCAGATAGAGAATACTCTTTCTTCCACAGTGCTTCCAGAGCATCATCATCGTCCAGTAGAGGACCTACGCGATCAAATTCAGACTTATCATAATTCCAATAACCATCTTTCTTTA